GGACAAGTGATGCGGCTGTGGCCGCGACCGGAGCATCCAGTGAACGCCCTACTCCGATTGTAGGGTCGGCAGGAATTGACACTAGCGATAGCTCGTGCGCGCTCCATCGCGTCACGATAAAGTCTTCACCGCGCTGCTCCATATCGTTGATCGCATAGCCGAAGCTCACATTGCGCAGTACGCCATCACGAACATCGTTCATCACCTCCTGCGCAAATGGGTTGCGGCTCATGCGCACGCGCGCGTAGCCGCGCTTCTGGCCTTCATCCACCCATGCGCGTTCAACCACGCCGATCAGCTTGTCCGGGTCATGGTTGAACAGCAGCGGCGCACCATCATTCAGCCGCGCCAAATCAACAGCCTCGCGGGTATGGGCCAGGATCTCATTGCCGAAGTAGCGCGCGACCGGGTACTCGCTGGAGAACGGGAACTCAAGAGTGCGATCATCTTCTGCGATCTGCGCTGATCGAGTGAATGACACCGGTTCAGATCGCTGCATACGCTCGCCGGTTGCTACCTCGAACAGGATCTCCTGCATGTCATTGTCGCTCAACCATTGCCGGGCCTCGTCGGCGCTGAACCGCGCTGCATCAAAGCGAATGGCTTGCAGCTCAGTATTGCCATCCTTGATCCCATAGATGAAATCAACGCCGGGGCCACCTTCATCATTCACGCGCCGGATTTCATCGTACTGATCAGGATCGGTCAATCGCGCCGCGTGCTCATTGGGATACGGTCGTTCCATCGTGCGATCTTGCAATGCCTTAATCCTATCGGCCTTGGATGTAGACCAACTCTGGCCAGCATCGCCGCCCCATGCCGCCCATGCCACGCGGCCAGGTGATGGGTAGCCATCTTCGCCTTGGCTGAAGCCCTGTCCTTGCTTGTCCACTTCATGCCGCGCAAACCATGCCGCCATCGTGATCACGGTGTCAGGTGACAACTCATCGCCACTCAGGATCTGCGATGCTCTGGTGGCTGCCACATCAGTGCCGCCCTGCTCGCCTTCAGCCTTCCATGCGCGGTAGCGCTCAGCCTCTTCGCGCATTCCAGCGGTTGGCATCAGGTTGATCTCGGTGCCGTTGATGTTGGCCATTAGGCAGGCTCCTCAGTAGGCAGTTGCGTCTCTGGGTATGGCTGCATCTGTTGCTGGCCGGCGCCGGTCACCTGCGTCGGATCACTATCAACCACGATGCCCATTTGATCAAGCATCGCCAGTTCGCTCTGCCGCGCCAGCAGCAGTTCATCAAGATCCCCGCCCTGCTCGGCAACCACCTCGCCCAGCGTCTTGAAGCCGCATCGCACAGCCTCCTTATATGCGGCCACCTCCTTGGCAGGATCAACCCATGCCCAGCCGCGCGGCATCCAACGCGCAGCCTTGAAGCGCTCGGGCGCCAGCTCGTAGCCGGGCAGCGATAGCGCATTGCTCAGCACCGCCAGCTCAATCCACTCGTGGAACACGCGGCGGTGGAAGTTTTCAATCATCCACGATTGCAGAATCCGCCAGTGGTCGCGGTCTTCAATCAGGCTCAACCGGCTGCTGCTGTAGTTGGTCTGACTGAAGTCACGCGAGATCGTCTCGTAGCTGCATCCGATGCCTGCAGCCATGGCGCGCAGCATTGCCCGCAGGAACGGCTCAAACTGACCATCGGGACTGTCCAAGCTCGGCACCGTAACCGATTCGCCTGGATTCAGGTATTTGAAGACCCCGGGCTCGAAGTTTGAAACGCGCTCGCCGTCCATGACGTCATCGCCGATCAGCTCGCCCTCGGGGCTGGTGATGAAGCCCATCAGTGCGCTGCTGGCCCGTGCTCGCACCACCTCGGCCTGCTCGTAGCCCGCCAGGTGGTGCAGTCGCTGGATTGCGCTGGCGAACCATGTGACGCCTCTCGTCTGGCCGGGGCGCTCGGCGCGGTAAAGGTGAATGATCTCCTCAGCCGGGATGCGCTTGTGGCGCTGCGTGCTGATCTGTTGATTGCTGAACTGATAATCGCCGGGGTGATACGCCAGGAAGTGATACGCGATCGGCCTGCCCCAGCCGTCAACCTCCACGCCCATGCGGATCTCGTTGCCCTGCTGGCTGCGGCCGTTCAGGCCATCATCCAGCTGATCCGCCTCGATCACCTCCATCGCCAGCGGCACAGTGCTGCCACCAAAGCTCTGCCGCACAAGTCGGACAAACACCTCGCCGCTCTCGGCGCAGGCGCGGATCACTAGCCTTTCAATGTCGGCAAAGCTCAGCTTGCCGCCGGTGTGGCAATGCCGTGCAGTTGTCCACTGGCGCCATGCCGCCTCAATCGCGTCGTTGACCTGCGTATCAAGCCTGCCGCCGCGCTGCATCCGCACCTGCGACTGGAACGGGATGCCTTGCCCGATCACGTTGCCTTCAATCGCGCGCAATGCCTGCCGCGCATAGTCATTATCCCTGCACAGCTGCCGCGCGCGATCGCGCAGCTTCTGCGCACTGCCGTAGATCTCACTGTCGGCGCTGGTGTTGCCTGTCACCCAATCGGCGGTCAGCCTGCTGAACTGCGCGCCTTGGTACATCCGCCGCCGCGGTGCTGATGGCGATGTCTGTTGCCTGCGCTTCTTGGCCATCAGCTGAACCTCACGAATAGGTTGTGGGGATTGCCCAGGCCATTGGCCGCCAGATCGGCAGCCTGCTCACGCTTCACATCAGATTTCAGCTTGGCCTCCAGCTGCAGCAGTTCCGTCAGCGGCAGCTTTTTAAGCCGCCTGGTCCCAATGGCATATTCAGCAACAGCGCCGCCGGCTACCATCGCGCGGATTGCAGCCTGAACCGCATCCAGATCCTTCTGTGCTTGGCTGCGGCCATCAAACGCGCCTGGCGCGCCGGCATACTGCAGCGCCGCCAGCACATCAAGCTGGCCAGCGCCGAGTGTCAGCTTCTCGCTGCCGGCAGTTGCAATCGCCTGCCAGTACCACTGTCCTGCGTCGAAGCCAGCGCTCGTGGCCGCGGCAATGGTCAGCTCCCACCCTTGGCCATAAGCGGTGCCGGTGATCGTTGCGCCTTCGCTTGCAGTATTGGTGCGCAGGTAATAGGTCAGCGTCCAGGTGCCGCTAGTGACGGCATTGCCGAACGCATCCACGCTGGCATCATCCCGCCATTTCACCGTGTCGCCGGCTCGGATTGTCGCAGGGATGTTCACTGCTACCAGTTGCTAAGGAAGGCTGACCCAGCCTTGGCTGATCTTAGCGATGACTTAGCGCGTGCTTCCGCTGGCTTGTCAAGTTGGTCCCATATAGTTTTGCGGTCGTACTTCGTATACAGGTGGCACAGCGCCGCATAGGCATAGACCAAGCAATCCAGCGCCTCATTCCGCGCTGATGGCTTCTTGACCCATTCGCGCACCGGGAACCCTGAGCGGTTGTATCGCATCACTTGCTTCTCGGCGGTCAACTGCTCGAAGTAGTCAACTGTTGCATCCATGTGGAAGTGCAGGTAGCCGGGCCCAGGCTCGCTATGCCTGATCCGACCAAACAGTGTGGTCTTGATCGTGTCGCTGCCGACCGGATGCACCACCGCGCCGCGCTTCATGGTTTGGCCTTTGGCGTTGAGATCCACCCGGCTGCCCTTGCCGATTGGCGGCTTACCACGCTGGCTGGCGCCTTTGATCGCAATCACGCCCTGCCTGCCGCGCTCGCGTGCGTACTGGTACACCTCAGCCGTGAAATGGCCGCCGCTGTCGATCGCCACCACATGCGGCCGGATGCCATGGCCCTGCGCGTGCGGCCATTCGCGTAGTACCAGCTGATCCAACTGCTTCCATAGGTCTGCGCGGCTCGGGTCGCCGTGGATCTCCTGGTGGTCCAGCAGCCAGCCTTCCTCATCGCGCCCCCATGCCCAGACGCTGATCGCCAGGCGGTTGTCCTGCACATCAACGCCAACCGTGATGGCCGACGCACCATCTGGCACAGTGCCGGGTTTGTAATGCTCGCAGCGCTCCATCAATCCAGTGGCGCTCACCTTGCTGGCGTAGTCCTCTGCGAACGTCTCAGCCAGCCGCGTATTGACGAAGCTCTTAAGCATCGGCGCATCCGCCTTGCTGCGCATGAACTCGTCAACCATGTCGCCCCAGCTAAGCCAGCCGAGCGGTGAATAGAGTCCACTCAGCTGAAACCCAGCAGTCTTGCCGCCATCGCCAGGTGCAGTGGCGCGCCATTCACCTCCACGTAGCAGGGCAGGCTTGTGCAGTTCCCCGAATCGATCTTTGCACGCCTCGCATTCGTACGCCGCGCTGCTCGGATCATCCTTCTCCCACTTGAGCTGCGACCACTTCAGCCATTGCATCGCGCCGCAGCTTGGGCATGGCACAAAGTAACGGCGCTGATCACTGCGTTCATACTCCGCCTCGATACGGCTGAAGTCCTTGATGGTCGGCGTACTGGTCAGCAGGATCTTCCGCCGCGCGAACGTCGTCGCCCGTTTCTCGGCCAGGCTGACCGGATCGCCCTCGCCGTCAACGTCCAACGGGAAGGCGTCCACCTCGTCGAGGAAGATGTAGCGACACGGCGTCGATCGCAGCCCAGTGGCTGAGTTACTGCCGGTGAGCAGGAGCATTCCACCTGGGAACTCCTTGCTGAACATCGTGTTTCCGCTGTCCCTGCTGCGGCTTGGCGCGATCCGTTCCGCCAGCACCGGCGTATCGGTGATCATGCTCTCAAGTCGCTGCTTGCTCAGGCGCTTGGCCATCTCAACCGTGGGTTGCACCGCCAGCAGTGGGCCCGGTGCATGGTGGATGACATAGCCGAGCCAGTTGCTGCCGGCTTCGGTCTTGCCGGTCTGCGCCGCAAACATCATCACCACGCGCTGCACGTTACTGCCAGTGCTCAGGCAGTCCATCGGTTCGCGCAGGTATGGCGTGCGCCCTGTGCGCCATGGGCCAGGTTCGGCGCTGGCCTTGCTGCTCAGCATCCGGTACTGATCAGCCCACTCGCTAACCGTCAGCTGCGCGTCAGGTCGCAGCCCATCGAGGAAACCGCCGCGGTATGCGTTCATTCGCTCAGCTCCGACAGTGCCGCGCGGTGCTCTTGGCTAAGCAGTTCATGGATCACCACAGGATCCGTCTCGCCGGCCAGTTGATGACTCAAGCGGTCCGCCAGGTTGGCGAGTGCTTCACGGATGCTGCGCCCCAACGCAAACGCTTCCTTCTTCACCTCATCAGCGCTGATCAGTTCGCGGCGCTGCTGGCTCACCTGCAGCTTGGCCAGCTCGGCCTGGTAATGCTCACGCCTTGCGCGGCTTTCATTCAGATCCGGTATCTCATCATCCGGCAACGCCTCCACCCGGCGCTTCAGCTCGCGTGGTGTTGGATCCGCCGGTGGTGACACCTTGCTATTGGCTGTGGCTCTCGTGTTCTTGTTCCACAGCTCCAGCGCCAGGTCGCGGTCCAGCCACCGCTGACCGTCCTTGTCAACGATGGCAGCAGCGATGCGGCTTTTGCTGGCATGGGTAACCGCACCTTTCGTGCAGCCTTTCAAGATCGCAAACTCAGCAAAGCTGACAAGCACAGGTAGTTTAATCACTAAACCAATGCTAAACCCTTGCTAAACCGCCTGCCGTAGCTGTGCTGAGATCCCTTGCGGCGCAACGGTTTAGGCGGTTTAGCGTCTGGCGCTAGATAAATGGCGAGGTTCGAATTTACC